ACTCAATAACGCTGTACTGGGAAAGTGCTTGGAGCCCTGCGGTTGGTCTTATGAGGAACATCTCCGAACAGTTCCCTGAACTTGTATTCGGAATGCACTTCACAGAGGAAGCAGATTTCTTTGCTGGCTACATGGTCTTTCACAAAGGAGAGATTGTTGCAGAAGGTGAACACGAAATGCAGGGACAACCTGAATACGACGACGACGACGAGAACTTTGACGAAAAGTATTCGGAATGGAAAGACGCTCTCACATTTGAGATTGCAGAAGGCATGGATACAGCCATGACCTCACAACAGATTTTCAGTGCAAACTGAAATAAACCAAATAAACACCTAACAAGGAGAAACATGAATACCGAAAAGAAAGAAGCACGGGTTAGTGCAAGACTTCGTGATTTGCGTATTGAGCGAGAACTCTCGCAAGATGCGTTGGCAAAGAAGGCGGGGCTCGAGCGCAAGACCATCAACCGGATTGAGAACGGACACTTCTCACCTAGCCTTCAGTCACTCATCTTGCTCTGCGGAGCGCTCAAGGTGAAGCCATCAGATGTTCTAGAAGGCATCTGAAATGACACGCAAAGAAATAGATGCAGATACACCTTTTTACGAAGTCAATTTTACATTCGCTTTGGATAAAGAACTGTTTGAAAGCGACGATGTTGAAAAGGATGGGGTTCACAACCTCATGACCGAAATTCACATGAAAGCTGGAGACTACCTAGATTCTCTCGGCATCACAATCATTGAAGGACAAAGTAGTGGACGCAGGCTAAAGGAAGAAACAGCACCAACATCAGATGACTGGCTCTACAATGTGAGTCAGAGCAACCCGATGCCTAAAAAATTGTAAATCTGATATCGGATACCCTAAGATGTCCTCAACTACTACTAAGGAGAAAATCATGACAAAGACACTTGTCGGAGAAAGAATCAAACTAGTCGGCACTAGCGACCCGTATACACGGATTCGCAAGGGTGACCTAGGGACCGTTACGCGTGAGCCATACGATAATGCTGGCGCTATGTGTATCGGTGTTGATTGGGACAACGGCAGTTCGCTCTCCTTGGTGGAAGGTGAGGACTCTTGGGTGTCTGTAGGCATTGCCGAGGAATGGATGACTGCGTTTGACCAGTACCTGAGTGCTGGATACAAACTGCTGGACCTTTGGCAACAACTAGACCTCAGGGACTCGCTGTTCCTGAACAACATCAACATGATTGAGTTCCCGTTCGCAATGTCGTTTGATGAGTACTTGGCTGAAATGGCTTCAATCAAGCGACACCTAGACGAGGCAGGTGACAAGTGAGCGACAATGAGAAGATGACATTTGATGTCAATCAGCATTCACGCAAGGATGTAACCGTCTTTACTAGTGGCTATGACGAGGTCAACGCCAAGTTCATAAACATTGGAATCACCCATGAGGGCTTTATCATGGACTTCTATGAGAATGCAGAATTTGTTGGAACTATTGGTATGACCTATGATGAATGGTTTGAATTCTCAGGAAGGACCTTGTAATGGCTAAGAAAAAAGCAGTAACTGGACAAATCAGCAAACGTTTCACCCTCGATGAAATAAACCTGATTGTTGAAGCCCTCTCTATCTACAGAGACGCAAATCGTCGAATGACCACTGGTATTTTTACCAAGGATGGACGGATGTATTCCGCTAAACGCCGTGAATCTATTACCCCTGAAGAACTTATGGATTTACTTTCTGATGGCATTGTAGAAATCAGGTTCATACCCATGGGCGACCAATTCACGGATGAAGAGCAGGAATCACTAGAGGAACTGTGGAATGTATTCGTTGCCGGCTTGGGAAAGATTGAAGAGAAAATTGAAAACAACATCAACGAAACTGTTGAAGAAAGTATTAGTGGCGTCATAGACGACCTCTACACGATGTTGAAAGGCGAAGCGAAATGATTGACATGGATGTGCTCGCCCAAATTGCAGAGATTCTTGAGGAGAATTACTACACACTGTCCACCACCGGTGAAGATGCGGTGGAGACAGCAAAAAGCGATTTTTTAAACGGCTACTGGGAGAACGACACGGACAACGACTTCACGGATGAAGAGGTAGCGGCGGCTATTGAATACCTTCGAGTTAAATTCCACATCGAGGGAAAGCTTAAGACGACTGCAAGTTTCTACTACACGCACACGTGGAACAAATCTTTCGAAAAAACAAAAGGGTAAGACCGGGGCTCGGGCCGGATAGTGGGTAGTAGCACTGTTCGGCCGAAGAGCCTGGAGCTTTATTTTCAAAAAAATCAAAAAATGTGATGACCTCCGGGGGCCGCCTTATCTTGACGGTGGTGGAAGAGTCTGTTTGTAAATCTGATATCGCCTCCTGTAAGGTGGGTGGTGAAAGGAAGTATCTACTATGTTGAAAAAGTCAATAACCGAATCAACCATTACCGATATCCACACCTCTCGTTGGGCTGAAGCCATTGACGAGTTCGGGGATAAGTTCGCCGTGCCACGGGAAGTCGCCCAAGGTATCAGTGACTACACAAGGGCATTACATGTTCTCCAAGTGTGGAATCGTGACGGAGCAAAGGGCAGTCCTATCCGTGCCATGCTCTCCTATTCGCTTCCTGACGCTGTAATCGCAGAGGTATCTAGTGAGTACTGCGGTATTCAGGTAGATGAGGAGTCTGTCGTAGATGAGGTCAAGACCGAGAAGCGGGCTGACAAGTGGGACTCGTTCCTGAAGTGGGCGAACCAGCACCATTTTGAGCAGTTCACCACAGAGCAACTTATGGAGCAGTGTGGCTTCTCCTACCCGACCACTCTGAAATACGTCCAAGAGAGTCCAACCTTCCGTAAGGTCAAGAAAGGTCTTTGGGAAGTCAGGGACGCTAAGGCTGACAGACAGGCTGGTATCTAGTGGGTCTACTCGGTGGTTATGTTGTCTACAAGATAGGCAAGAACCGTGGAGAGAAAAAGGCGGAGCGTCGTGCGCAGGCTGCCATGTCTGCAGAAAATTGCATTATTTGTGAGTCGCGCCGCGCTGACTGCGGTGAACATGGCGAAGTAGTTTTCTGCTCTGCCTGTTGCGGTTGTAACTAACCCACCGGTCATTTGCCGGCCGCTCGACCCTAGAGCCCCGGCCGAACCTGTTAGGTATGCCTAACAATAAGAGCTGATAGCCCCGGGGAAACCCTGTTACACCCCTGCAAAAAAATCAAAAAATTGCTCTATAGGTAATGTGGGGATAAATCGATTTTGTAAATCTGATATCGCATGCCCTAGGGTAGGTACTGCCTCACGGTGTAAAGCGATTTTGTAAATCTGATATCGCCTGCTGTAAGGTAACTACAACTAACCAAACACCCTTAAGGAGGGAAACAGAAATGACTACTACACAAACCAAATTGCCACAGTGCTGGCAAGACCTAGAGGACGCTCTCAACAACGGTGTTGACCGAGTAATCCTTTTCGGACCTTCGGGTATCGGCAAGACATACGCTGGTATGACTATCGGCGATGTTGAAGCAGGCGCATTCCGATTGGTATGCACCGAGGACATGACCAATATGGATGTTACTGGAACATTCCTACCTGACGGTAAGGGTGGCACTAAGTGGCTTGACGGGTCGGCTTTAAAGGCTTGGGAAGGCAACGGCATTAAAGGTGGTCGTCTCATCGTGGACGAAATTGACAAGGCTTCGGGCGATGTTTATGCAACGCTCTTGGCGATGTTGGATTCACCTGAATCGGCTTCGTTTGAACACCCTGACACTGCCCGTGTCCACCGTCCAAAAGCAGGCTTCTCTGCAATTATGACCACCAATGTTGAGAACATGGGCGAATTGCCAACTGCTCTCACTGACCGATTCCCTATCAAGATTCGTATCAACGAACCACACCCTGACGCTTTGCTTCGTCTCTCACCTGAATTGCGCCAGTTCGCAGTTCGTATGGCTGACGCTGGCGAACGCCGTATCTCACTGCGAGCATTCATCGCTTACGACAGTCTCCGCAAGGGTCTTGGTGACGAGCGAGCAAGCCAGTTGACATTCGGTGACAGGGCGCAGTCAATTCTTGACGCTATTGCGATTGAGAAGTTGGCACGATGAAAACTGTGAAAAAACGTATCTCGGCTGAACCCGAGTTTCTTTCACGCAACGATGTGGAAGGTGGCGTGTGGACGGTGGGCGAGGTTCGTGCAATTCGTGGCGAACCTTGCACCAACATCGTTACAAGGGAAATGAAAGTTCCTACTGATGATGATTCACTCGCTCGGGCAATTCGTGCGCATGAAATGGTTCACGCAAAAGTATCGCCTGCTGATGATTGGTCGAAATGGATTGAACGCAAGATTGCAACCCAAGAATCAATGACTGTGGTTGAGGAATTGCGTGTTAACTATCTTTGCCAAAAGGCTGGCTTTGATGTTAAGAACGACCTTGCAGACGGTGGAGAAACGGCTGACGGTGAACGACTTGGTGCGACAGAGGATTGGGCTGGTGCTGTGCAAATGGCAGTTGCTACTGCTGGCACTGCGTCCAACAAACTATTGCTAAACGGAATCCGCAGACACAAGCGAGAGTGGGGTGCGATACTTCTTGATATCTCCAAGCGAGCAGTCAAGGAAATGAAAAAGGCTGACAAGTATTCAAACCTTGCTTCCACAAAAGTTGACCCAACTAGCGGTCTATTCCCTTTGGGATTCGTTCACACAGAACGACTGGCTGAATGGGTTGACCGTCTTTGCGCAAAGTCACCCGAGCAGATAGCAGAGGAAAAAGAAAAGGCTCGCAGAGAGCGTGAGGAAGCAAAACTCCGCAAGGCTCTTGGTCAAGACGGTGAGGAATCAGAGGGCGAGGAAGGTGACGAAACCAGTGAAGGTAGTGGCAAACACTCCAACAAGGGAATCAAGCCAACTGACCAAGGCAAAGAGGACGGAAACCCATACAAGGGAATCACCAGTTCCAATGCGACATACCGAGTTGCTTCATGGCAAAAACTGAACATTGAGTTTCTGCCAATGCCAGTGTTGTCAAAAGGCAACTTGGGCAAGAAACGTGTTGCTTCCAATATGGGAATGCGTCCACGCCGAATGCACCGAATGATTACCGACCCACAGATGAGAATCTTTGACAAGGTAATTCGTGGCACTGGTGGAGTTGTAATCATTGACGGAAGTGGTTCAATGTCATTCAGCAGAGAACAACTTACGAGAATCATTGAGCATGCTCCGGGTGCAACTGTGGCTGTGTACACCGATAAAGGTGACCCAAACATAACGAACCTTTGGGTTGTTTCTCATAAAGGCAAAATGGTTAATGAACTTCCGAGCGTTGGATACGGCAACGGAGTTGACTTCCCTGCGATTGAGTGGGGCGTGAAGCAGAAGCAAACTTCTAAGTCACCAATTATTTGGGTAACTGACGGTGGAGTGTGCGGTGCGGGTGGCAACTATGAAGCAGTGCTTGCTATGCAGTGCATTAACTTCTGCAAGAAAAACAACATCGTTGTTGTGCCTCATGTTGACGAAGCGATTGACCAACTGAAAAAACTAAAGGCTGGCGATAAGGCAGTGAGTATCTATCCTGAAATGTTTAAGCGAACATACAAGGAACTGAACGGAACTGAACTTATCTAACGAGGTGTGCCGTGGGGTGCGGACTTGCGCTCCACGGCATGCGCTTTAATCAGCGCAGGTGTAATCCCCTCAGCGTCCTTACCCTCCTTTCAACGCTGGGGGGATTCACTAAATTCGATATAGAATTACTAACAACTACTAACAAGGAGCAGTCATGGAAAAAGAAGTAAAGTTTGAACCAGTTACTAGAGAAGATTTTGAACACTGGATTGAAGGTCCGCTCACCGATGAAGAATGGAAGAACGTCGGAAGTGAGATTGAGGGAAGAGTAGAAAACTTTGTTGATGGTCTACTGGCAGAACTCGTACAGGATTACAACGACGGAGTTTTCAATGCAGAATAAATTCACCCTCATTCAGAACAAGGCGATTGACAAGCCTCTTGAATTCGTAATTCTTAGTGTCAGCGAGCACGATGACGACTCTCCTGACATGTACTGGAATAACGAACTTGGATGGACGAGACTCAGCCACGCAACGCGCTTTACAGAGGAAGAAAGAATTAAATTCTCTTTACCGCTGGACGGCATATGGGTGAGCCTCACAGAGATGGTTCACTCCATAGAGATGTCCAAGTCCAATCACCCAACCAGTGGGTTCAGACAGCCTCGCTTAACTATCGTTGACGAGAGCGAATAGCCCTGTCCCAAATTCGCAACGCCTGCACTAGAAATACTGCAGTCACTAAATTGCGAAATGAAATTTGCCAATCGAAAACCCGGGACTCTCGGGCTATTGAAAGTAATCCGTTGATGATGACAGAGTACAAAAGGATTGTCGCTGCGTGCCCGATGAGCCCAACGGCTAGCGCGCCAGCAATGTTCTTTTTTGATTCGTCGTCATCGTCTTCCGTGTCGTCGTACAGGTCGTACCCGTGTCGTTCGTTATATGACGGTGGTGGAAAGGATTTCTTTTTCATGATTCCTAATCCTATCCAGAAGACCAAAGCACGTTCTGGTATGGCTCAAAAAAATGATTTTTTTGCAACCATCCGTCGAAGCTCAAGTGCAGGTATACCGATATCAAATTTACAACTTTTTTTGCAATCAAAGCCGGCCGCAGCCAGGGATAAAAAATGATAATTTTTAAAGTTTTTTTCTTCCCGCGCCGGCCCCAGAGTCAGAGCAAAAAAACGATTTTTTTAAACTATTTCTATCGACCCGGTGCTGAGCTAAATAGAAATATTTTTAACTATTTGATGAACGCGCTGCCGGCTCAAATCAAACTTATCTGCAATTTGGCGGAGCGAAGAACCCGCCGCGCGCATTTGCAAAATTTCAGAATTTCTGTCAGCGTCTGTAGCAGGACCAGGCTTCAGTGGACCCCATTGCCAACCCGAAACAGCCTGGATAGCCGATGCGCGCTCTTCAGAAAGTTGATTTTTTCTGCGTCTCTGGCGAACATAGCCAACCCAAGCTCCCAGTGTGACATCATTATTTCCAACAATTTCAGTATGGATGGCTGGAACATTGCAATGTCCTTCGCGCGCGGCGAACTGAGAAAGGGCTTTAATGTAGGTATTGAATCTTGTCGTGTTATCCATAAACCAGAGACTAGTACGGCATTCGCTGCCTCACGGAAACAGTTGACATTTAATTATTTATTACAACAAAACTTAACATCTGGGATGCGCGCGTGTACAATTAGCTCAGCCCATGGAGGTGCAATTGAAAAATCCATTTGATGACTTCGAGAAATCGGTCCCATTCGAAAGAAAAGAAGAGTTAACTGCAGCGCTCGCGGCGTCCGGAATAAATGATGATGTAGCCGCAGCCATGCTCGAGGAACTTAAAGAAACTGAACAGCGGGAACACAACGTTATGTTCGTCGCGACTGATGGTCATTATGCCATCAAAGCAATCCACGTGCCAGAGTCATCAATCGGCAATGTGAATGGACCGGTGTTGTTTCCGTGCTCGAATCCAAACGTAATACTCGCTGCTTTTTCCAAGGAGTACATCCAAGCTCAAATAGATTACATCGAGGAACTAGAAGCGGGGCTGCGCGATGATGCATGGATTGAGTTCCTGGAGTTGCTGAATGACAAAATTACGCTAGAGTGTGAAGCACACCCACCCACATGGAAGGACCTGTAATGCAACAAACGAAGTTCGATGTCCCTATTAATTCGACGGTGGTGGAAACCATGACTGATGGTCAGCTTGACCTGGTCAAAATGGTCGACTGGGTCTACGGTAAAAAGAAGCCGCCCACTACCTGGGACGACGCGGCACGCCGTGCAGTTTTTCAGATTTTTAATCATTCTTTCAACACGTGGGACCGGCTGTCAGACGTCAGGGAGTATCTCGATTACCTGATTGACGAGATTGGACCAGAGTCAAAAAAGAATATTTCTGGAGATGTGGCGGCTGAGTACTGGGCAATCCTTGGGCGGACGGCCGCCGTTGTTGCAGAAAAGAAAGAAATTTTTAAAGAAATCGACGAAGAGCTTGCCGGCCACGTAGAAGATATTTCGAAGATTTTGGTTAGAAAGCAGCGCGATTACGGGCACCATAACATTGCTCGATTCGGACGCGCCGGTCTACTCGTGAGAATGCATGACAAAGTTGCGCGACTCGAGAACCTCCTCCAGAACGAAACCAACCCAGAAAACGAATCGGTGGTGGATAACTTCATCGATGTCATCGGTTACGCGTCAATCGGCATTATGTGGGAAAGAAATTGGTTTTTACTTCCCCTGGCGCCGGCCGCTGAGTAGTCAAAAAAATCAAAAAATTAACAGATTTCTCTCGAGCTCAGCTTCAGCTAACGTTCTGAGCTCGAGGGGAAAACACTAAAAAAGGAAAATTTACTATGGCCTCCCACTTCGAATCTTCTGAGCTCCAGCTCACCCCACAATTAACTCCGCTTTATGCTTACCTAATCCTGGTTATGGGTGATGTGGTTAAAGATGGCAAGCTGAAGATTAAATGCACATATCATAAATTTCAGATTATTGGCTGGGGTGTTGCCGGCGCGCACGACGAATACTCGAAGACCGTGCGGCCGTACGTATTATTCCAGAATATGGATGGCGCTGCAGCTTTCCCGCTCGATGTCCTCCTCTCACAAAATTTAGATAATTATCCACCCGTCTGGGACGTAAACGAATCAGACGCTCTGCTGATTGATAATGAATTCGGGAAGTACTCCCTGGTCCAGATATCGAAGAAGAAGCCATCCAGAAGACGCCGGAAAAGAATCAAAAAGATTCAGAAAGCTCTCCTGAGTACCGACCTCAACAACGAATACGAAAGAGTTCTTCTGAATATCGACCTGAGCAGCAAATCCAAAAACGCACTCGCGCACGAGGCAGCACACGAGGTGGAAGCTGCGCGCCGGAAGAAAAAGAAGAAAAAATAACCCCACTTACATGACGGTGGTGGAAGACCATCCGTTATTAAACGAAAGAAGAGAAACATGACAGAAACAAAATCATCAGAAGGTCTAGTCGGCAGGTTTGTCCACAAACACCTGGAAGCTGGATACCTGGAATACTACCCAAAGCACCGATACGTGAATACCCAGGGATTCATTAAATCTGTTTTTAGCAGGGACCAATACGGAACACCAAATGCATACGAGGTTGAATGGTTTAGCGCGCTAAGTGGATACCCATTAAATTCGGAAGTCGTCCTAGCGGAGTTGATGCTGTTTGAAAATTGGAGCTTCTACGAAGACCGGGATGTTTGGATTCAAAAGTTTGAAGAAAGCATCGAGCTTTACCGCATAAACGCAGAACGACAAAGACAAAAAGAACAATAGTTTGCTGCCGGCCGGCAAAAGAAAGTGACCCCGGAGGAGACCAAGCGCGCCACCTACTAACCCGCTTTATCTCAACCCCGGGGTCGAGTGACACCGAAAGGAGAAAGGGGGGACCTTCCGGCATCGAGGGTAAAATATATCACAGGTTAAAGCCCCGCTGTGGAACCGTGCACAAGCTGTGCGCAGGTCTGGATAAATCAAACCAGACAGCCGAAAAAAAAATCTTAAAAATATCTGTTTCGAGGTTGACGGTGGTGGAAGACTCTGCTAACTTGAATGCCGCTGGGTAGCTCCCAGTGAAATACGTAGGCCTACAACTAAATCACCTAGATTAACTTTCTGAAATATTCAGAAGGCTTACATGGCGACGTACTCGATAGGGTCTGCGGAAGAAAAAGGTTTCCCCAGACCCCTTCCAAAGTGGGTCATTAGGTCTTTCTATATTCAATTAGTTTTATCCTTGGAATTAGTTGTTAACTCATACTCACTATGAGTCGCAACATTCTTCCAAGAAAAAACAATTTGGTTTAGAGAAGTTAGAGATTCACCTACGAATCTTATAAACTCAACTTTCAAGGGGGAGAACTATGTCTTCACAAATATCGGTGGTGGAAAGGCTTTTTGAAATGACCGAACCAGCTAAGAAAAGGGGACCTCAGAAACGCCCCCGTGCTGCAACAATCAGTAAGAACAAGAAATCCTTACTTGTAGACCAGAACCAAATAAAAGAAGTATTTGACTTCTGGGTCCTAACGTTCAATAAGAAGCGCGTAGCCCTAGATGAGAAACGCCGGCAAGCTATAGGAGCTGCAATACACGACTATGGACTAGACGCCTGTAGGGACGCAATCACTGGCTGTTCCCTCTCAGACTTCCATATGGGGCGTAACAAGAACAACCGTGTGTATAACGAGATAGAACTCATCCTGCGCGACTCAGAGCACATAGAGCGCTTTCTTGCCCTAGTATCAGACGACACCACAAACGAGGAACCATTCTGATAACCAAAGAGCAGACAGTCGAGATAGTAAGACAGGCATACGCCACCTACAATCAACAGTTACTGAAAGTAGATGAGAAGGCAACCTTTAACGCCTGGTACGAGTTACTGCGCGACTTAGAGTACGAGGACGTCAAGTCGGCCTTCATCCAGCTAGCGACACACGCCAAGTTCATGCCCAGGCCTGGGGACGTAAGACGCACCGCAATAGATACCCGTAATAAAATACCCCCATTTTTAGATGCCTATTCTGCTTGGGGTATTTTTCAGGGGATATTAAAAGAGGTACATTCCGGTGCCCAAACAGAAAGACCCCCTTTCGACGAGGCACTAAAAATTACGCTAAATAAATTAGGGGAAGTTTCATACGACATGCACACCAATGGCGATAGGGAAGTATTCGTACGCACGTATGAGCAGGTAGTCCAGAAGCTAGAGCAAGACAAGTACGCCATACAAAAGGAAGATTTGTAGTTGAGCACCGACAAAAAAAATTTTGAAACGAAAAAACCGCACGCACGCAAGCTTTTTGCCTCTTTTTCAGTCTTTTGGAAGTGGACATACGTTTCTTTTCTCTGGATTGCTGGTATTTCCGTCTACCTCTGGCTATGCTGGTGGGCAATCCGTCTCCTAGTTACCCTCGCAGTCTGAAAGGCCACCTATGTCAATCATCGAATACACCTTCTTCCTTATAGGGCTGGCGGCTATTTTCATCATTTCCTATTCCCGTGCCTCCTTCTGGATTCGTGCTCTTTCTGTTACCTATATAGCCCTGCTCATCCATAACCTAGTTATCCGCTAACATCTGGCTATGAAACGGAATCAGGGGCGTCCAGTTGTCCACCCAGTCAAAGAGAGTACGACCGTTACTCTTAAAGTCTCTAGAGAGTTTAAAGAGCGCCTTATTATTCAGGCTGAAGCAGTCGACCTTACCCTTACGGACTATATAAAGGCTTTGGTTATTCGGGATGGTGCGTAAGCGAGAGTTAGCTAAATTCCCTAACCGTAAGTACGGCATTGCGCTGTCCGTTACGGGTGCTCAAAAGAATGAGATTGTTCGCTATGCCGATGAAATAGGGGTTTCGGTCAATCAACTGATTACTTATGCAGCCCTTATGTTCATACGGAACGAAAAGAAAATCCCTGAGCCTGGTCCTTCTCAGTACTCTAAAGTCACTGCTGACGATGTCATTCGTTCGTACATCACTGGTGAAAGACTTCTCCAGCCTTGTGGTCAAAAGGAATGTGTTCAGGACCTTACTGACATATCAGGTATGGAGTTCTGTAAGACCTGTAATCTAAGAGTTAACTAGTCTTCGAAGTCGTCTAACTTCTCTCCGCATATTGGGTATGTCGGGAGTATCTTTCTCTTAATACAGGAGCAGATGGTTGCTTCCATTAGCTTCCCCACATCTGTGCAAGGGTCGGCCTTGTTGGCTTTACTCCCCTGCGTCTTTGCTCTGCTGCTAGTTGTCTACTAGTGAGTCCAGCCCATACACCATGCATATCTGCCGGTGGGAACTCTAGTGCATACTCCAAACACTGATTCTTCACTGGACAGCCTTT